TTCTTTTAGTTCTTCATCAGTTATGATATTATCTTCTTGTGATTCTTCAGAAGGTTCAGTCGGAGTTGGTTCTGGTTCAGGAGTTGGCTCTGGATCTATATCCGTTGGCTGAGGTGAAGGCTCTGGTGAAGGCTCTGGAGTGGGCTCAGGATCAACAGTTGGTTCTGGCTTCGGTTCATCTGTGGTTTCAGGCGTTGGCTCAGGAGTGGGATCAACTGGTTCTGTTTGCTCAGGAGATGGCTCAGGAGTAGGTTCTGGATCTGTGCTAGGCTCTGGCTGTGGAGATGGCTCAGGAGTAGGTTCTGGTGAAGGTTCTGGAGTAGGTTGATTTGCTGCTGCAGCTGCTGCTTGCGCTAAAGCAGTAGCAATTTCTCTAGCCATTTGTTCTTCATAGTATGCCCAAGCATTATCAATTGCATTATTCATATCAATAATTGCCTGATTATAGGCAGCAATAGCGTTATTTTTAGCAGTTAAAGCACTTGATGTATTTGCTACAGCAGTATCATATGCAGTAATTTTTGTAGTTAATGTTTGATTATATGTATTTAATGTAAAGTTTTCTGTATTATATGTAGCAAGTTTAGTATTATAATCTGTTTGTGCAGCTGCTTGTACGGCTACCGCCTCATTGTATGCATTAATTTGTGCTTGTGTTGCACCTACTCCATAAGAAAATGTATTAGGGTTACAAGTAAAATTGACTCCCCATGTTTCAGGATAATAACATCCAGCACCAGTCCAACCTCCAGGAATTGCCCATCCAAGATGAAAATATCCTGGCCCTCCACCGTTATACCACCAAATTTCAACATCCAAAGTCTTGTCTTGGCTTACATCATATACTGGAGAGTATGGACTCCATGTGCTTCCCTGCTCTCTCCAGTTATCTACTGCAAGTTGTCCATCCACATACATTCTAAATCCATCATCTGTATAGCCTGCAAAATATGTTGAGGTCCAATTTGATGGAACAGTAATTCTTCCAGTAAATTTAACTACAATATCTTCATATCTTCCGCATGTGGCAGAGCCAGGAGATAAAGAATTTGAGGTTAAAACTCCACTGCACAAATATTGATCTGGAACAGCAACATTTGATAACCATAAAAATGAATATTGTCTTACAAGAACATAGACGTCATAATGTAACCCAACAGATCCAGCATTTTGAATTGCCATTTGAGCTGTTTGAACATTAATATTAGCTATATCTAAAGCGTCTTGTGCATCATTTTTATCTTCTAGTGCTGATGCGACTATCTGAGTCTGGTTATCTACAGCAGTTTGCGCCGTATTCTTTTCTTCTAGCGCTGTTGCCTCTGTAGTAACGGCTGCATCATATGCCTCAAATTCATTATCTTTTTCTTCTTTTGCATCTACAGCATCATCATATTTTTGTTCTGCAACATCTATTAGGGATATAAATTCGTCCTTATAGCCTAAATCAGATACGCTTTCATTTAAGTCTTGTATTTGTTCGTATCCTGCTGTAAGTAGATCATTGTTTGCTTGTGAGATACCGCTGAACAACCACCCGAAACCTAGTATTGCAGATAATATTAGTCTAAAAGAATTATTCAATTGGGGCACTCCTAAAGGTAATTATATCATTAAATAAAAAAAGAGTGGGTACTTTATGTACCCACCCTAATTTTAGACTTAGTTAATTACTTAACTAGTGCAACCTTTGCCTTTGGATTCTTTGCATTCCACTTCTTAGCAAGATCGTTAAATGCCTTCTTCATTGCAGCAACTGCAGCAGCGTTATCTGCTGTTAGCTTAGCAATCTGTGCATCCTTAGCAGCAAGAGCATCTGCAGCAACCTTTGCAGCAGCAGCAGCCTTATCAGCCTCTACCTTTGCAGCAGCAGCAGCTTTGTCAGCCTCTGCCTTTACAGCAGCAGCCTTGTCAGCATCTGCAGCAGCCTTAGCAGCAACAGCATCTGCTGTAGCCTTTGCTAGAGCATCTGCAAGAGCCTTCTGTGCTGCTTCCTTAGCAGCCTTTTCAGCAGCAAGTTCTGATACTAGATCACGAACTGCAATCTCTGCAAAAGGCGCAAGTGTACGAGCAGTTAGACCAACCACATCTGCAGAATTTGCATCTGTTGATGTTGTTGGAGCAAACATAATTAGTGCTCGTGTTCCAGTTGTTGGAAGTGCTGCAGTAAACTTTGCAACTCCAAAATCTGAAAGTGTAGCGCCAGTTGTTGCTGTTGCTGAATCTAGTGTTGCTGTTGCAGCAAATACTGTTGCAGTAAGAGACTTACCAGAAACCTTGTTTCCAAATACATCTGTTGCTGTAACTAAAATATCCTGCTTTGTTCCAGCAGCACCGTTTGCAGGAGCAGATACAGTAAGATTATTAATCTTTCCTGCTGTTCCCTGTACATAATATGTTAATGTGGTTCCTTGATTAGTAACTACTACTGAACCAATTGCTGTCGTTTTAGTATATACATAAAACGTTGCAGTTGTACCTGTACCAGTTGCAATTGTCAGGCTCGATGAACCTGAAGATGCTGTTACTGGTGCAGCAGTTGTATGTAGTGCAGAAACGATTGTTGCATTAGTTGCTACTACAGAAACAGATGTTCCTGTATCAACTGTTGCTACAAACTTAAGTGCATCTGCTGCATCTACAGTGTTGTCTGCTGGTACTGGCAATGCAGCTGGAGTAGCGATAGCGGAAGCAGTTGTGTTTGCTGTTCCGTTAAGATCTACTGCGACTGTCATTACAGCAGCACTTGCAGGTGTTGCGACTAATGTGCCCAATGTCATGGCTGCAACCATGGCAAGAGCAATCTTCTTAAATGAATTCATTTTTCTCCTTGTATTATTCATTGTTTATATTAGTTTATATTCCCCAAGGTATTCTTGAACATTGTCAGGAATTTCCCCAGAATCCAATTCTACCATACCCATTTGCTTTTCTGCAAGTCGAGTGGCAGATGACCAAGTATGAACCTCAATTTCTAGATTAGAGTCTCTACTTGTATGCGAGATTGCCCCAAATACCGCCCCACAAACGGCATCTGCTAAGTCCTTAGATTTCTTGCGTGGGTGGTCTACACGATTATTTTTCATAATCTTTAACTCACTCATTTCCTCAAGAAGCAAAGGAATCATGGGCATTGCAATTCTTTCTTCATATATCATCATGGCTAGGTCTTCATAGTGTTTTTTAGCAACAGAAACAGTATCAGTTCTCATGCCTACCGCCTTTAGCTCCTGTTGAATATCAAATGACTGCCAACGGTCAAATGAAACTGTTCCAATATTAAAACCTTCTCTACGAAGATTAATTATCCATTTTTTAACTTCAGATAGGTCTACTGGGCCTTCAACTTTTGGCTCCCACCAAGCAACGGCATCAACTACAACAATAGGTGCAACCTGCTCATAATCTTTAATAACCTGAATGTTAACCCAACGCTCAACGTGTGCAATTGCTACTGCACATTTGTCATGTTTTTGTGCAAGGTCAGCGTGTATATAATAAACTTTATCTGGATCTGGCTTAAAGCCTGGGTCAAATCTTCTGTGATTATCTATAGGATTTCTAAGTGTCATGCACTTTTCTAACTTATCTTTTTGTTTAAAGAATGCATCCGATGAATATGTTGGGGTACACAAGAAGCGCATCATAGCATCCCCCATATCAGTTAAAAATGCAATTTTAAAATCATCAATCTTTCTAGTAGGATTTACTTCCCATGTAGGTCTTTTAAGGGCAAACATTCTAGGGTATTTATAAGATTGAATATGGTCTTCTTCCCAGACTATTTCAAATTCATTATCTGGTCCTTCTGGCAGTTCTTCATTAATAATAAACTTGTGTCGTCTTTCTATTACTTCTTTTTCCATAATTACATCTTCATACCGTTTTGAAATAAAATCGCCATTATATCTTGGAAATGAAAGTAAAACTACTTTACCAAGATCTGGAAAACGAGAATCTACAGTACCACGAAATGCTTTATATATATTATCAGCAGTTTTTCCCTGTTCATTTCCAGTGCCAACCTCTGTAGCAAATCCAGATATCTCGTCTAATACTGCCATGAATAGGTTAAGACCCTCATGAGATTCACGCTCTGAGTGTCCAGAATAAACAGTAATAGATTTATTAAAATCAATTGAGTTTACTTTAGCCTCATATTTACCAGCAAACCATGGGGACTTTTCAATTTTAGTTTTAAATCCTTTAAAGAAAACATTTTTAGCCTGTTCAGCATTGATAGCAACGTTAATAATATCTATTGCATCTCCACTTGGCTTTCCGAAATATCTGGCAGGATCTTTAAGACATAGTAACTTATAAACAACATAAGCACAAGCCACAGTAGAAACAAAGTCTTTACCGCTACCTTTGCCAAGCTGAAGAATGATTTCGTTTTTAGTATATTTGCTGTAATGTCTGTCACCTTTTTCTGTTCCATACAAATCATATAATTCCTCTTTACGGTAGATTTGGCTCATTGCTTCTACAATGTCGTATTGTATTTGAGAAAGTGGTGGTTGCCCCAAATAGTCTGGAGACTCAACAAATGTTTTTACATCTACTGGATTTTCCTCAAAAGGATTATCTTTTAATACTTCAATAAAATCATTGAACATTGTGGACAACGGTTATGACCTCGCCCTCTTTTGCTATAGAAGATAGTCTTTGCATAATTAAATCACGAACCTGTGGATGCTCAGATGCGATATCTCTTAAAATACCAACCAGAACCTCTTGTCTACGCTCAATCTCAACCATTTCTTCTGCCAACTCTTTATTTTCTAACAACCCAGCTTTTTGAAGCATATCAATTCGTCTTGCTTCAATATCCATAACAAGTTTAATTGCTGCTGTTTTTGCAGTAAGGTTTGCAGTTGTTGTGGCATCATCAATAACTTCATATGCCTGCTGAATTAGTTTTGTGTAATGTGCATCAGCACCAACGAGTGCATCTTTAGCACGAGCACGGATAGCATCATTGGCAGATGCCATTGCTTTCCATTCATTAAGATGAGCAACTACACGAGTGCGTGGCAAATCCAATGTCTTAGAAATCTTAGTAGGATCATTGCCCTTAAGATATTCTTCAACAACCTTGTTTACTTCATCAAGATGTTTTACGATTTCTATTTCTGCGTTTGTCATATTTGCCTTCTAGTCTATTGATTTCATCTTGAATATAAAAGATAGCCTTCTTCAAATCTTCAATATGCTTTGATTCATCTTTAATACCAGCTCTCCAGAGATACTTTATAGCGTTACCTATATTGAAGTTTCTGTGTCTAGTAATTTCAATTGCTTCCACTCCACTTGGATCAGTCGTGTAGTGATATGGATGATTAACCTGATCAACCTTGATAATAAATTTTTCTTTGTCGCTCATCGTTTTGATTTCCTTAATCCAAATTTAGCAAGATACACATAGACAGTCTCTACGCTTACCCCACACTCCTTAGCTATTTCTTCTGGTGACTTCTTATCAAGAGTATACCTCTTACGAAGCCAAATTTCATTTGTATATAGTTTAGCACCCATGACTACTCCTTGTCAAATTTCACAGCCTTTTCCCAGTTATTAATAGCCCAATGACCTATTCCTGCTGCATCTGCGACATCATAATCATCTATTTTTTTGTCGTATGCTATTTCTAATAATTTAATCGTTCTTTTCTTTCTAAAATCACGCTCATATGATTTATACCAAGATAGCGATTTACCAGGATTTAAAGATCTTATTTGTATCTGTTCTTCTTTAGAAAGCTTTTTATTGCCTAGATAGTTTTGCCATGTAATAGGGGATACTCTTCCTATTTCTTTTATACCCGCTAATCCAGCACCGCCCAATATGCCACCCTGAACTAAAGCTAAATCTGCTGCAGTTTTTGGGGAATTCATAAAAACAGTATGCTCAATAACAATAGAGTTGATCATGTTGTAGTGGTTAAACAAAGCCTTAGTTTTTGCAGTAGCATCTTGAACTTTTTCATAAATATTTTTACCATCAAAATTTATTTTTCCATAACCAGTAAGTTGCTTATATGTATAAAATGCAAAGGCAAGACTATTTGTACTTGCATCTATTGCACATATATGGCTTGGCTGGCTA